ATAAGCAATAGGGGATGTAACGTTCATCATATTTCCCTTGTATATAATAAATTGTAATTAAAATATAAAAACATGAAAAAATTAATTTTAATTCTATTAATGAAAAGAACGCAACTGACTAATTATTTGCAGGACAAATGGGATTTGAGTTTATGGCTTATCATATTACTCATTCCAAACATCAGAAGAAAATTTAAAATAGCAGCATGAAAAAACTAATTGTGATATTATTATTTTTTGTCCCGATAATGCTTTACGGACAGAAATTCAAAGTGTACGACACGAAAATACTTTATTCGATTAAGTTGGCAGAAATTAATTTGAAGTATGGTTATCCATCAAAAGAGTACTCAAAAATACTTGGCGGCAAAAGATTTCACTTTGTATGTGATACAGTTGTAACGAGAACTTATGCCATTGAAAACCCACGAGAAACAGAAAATAAAAAGTACATTTTTCCAGTGTTGGATTATATACAAAAGGAATTTGATGCCTTAGAATTAATGAACTATAATACAACTTGGTATAAAGAGGAAGAAATCGAGGAAGTAATTATTAAGAAATTATAATATATAATGAGATGCCAAACGAAAAGAAGATTTCAAGAATAAAAGACGTTGCAATAATAATAGGATTTATAGTTACGTTTGGTTCTGTTATGATAGGCTGGTCGAACGAACGAACAAAACGAGCTTTGCTCGAAGATCAGGTAAATCGTAATACCAAAGAACTGGAAACGTATGATTTGAAACTCATTACTTATCGTCTGGATGATATTGATGAGAGTTTGGATAAGATTTTAATCATTCTTGAAGGTGATTAGGTTAGTATTCATATTAATATTTGCATGTTTCCTGATCCCAGGTAGAGAAGTGCCGGATTCGACAAAGGCGAAACAATTCCAAATTGTTATAGTGAAACTTGATACGATGAATGTGAAGTTAGATTCAATCATAAAAATATTACTTGAGAAACGCAAAAACGATACATTAAATTTACATTGATGCCGGAAGATAAAGAAATACAGACGTTACAAGGCAAGATTCAAACGTTAGAACAATTATTAGGCACGGTGATGAATAGGGCAAACCTGGCGGGGAAGCTTGGATACCAATACGGTACTGACAGGAATCTGTATCAGGCGCTTGGTTATAAACAGACGATAACGTACGCGGAATATAGTGAAAGATATCGACGGCAGGATATTGCCAGAGCTATTATTGACCGTCCAGTTAATGCAATGTGGAGCGGTGAGTTGGAGATTATTGAATCGGATGATGAGAAAAAAACAGCCTTGGAGAAAGCATGGGGGGAGTTAGAGGAAGAACTGAAGTTGAAATCGCGGTTTGTTCGCTTGGATAAGTTGGCTGGTATCGGTCATTATGGGGTGTTACTGTTGGGATTGAATGATGTGCGTGGGAAAGATGATTATCTTCAACCTGTGGTCGGAGGAAATAAGAAATTAATGTATGTGAAACCGTTGGGCGAAGGAAGTGCTGTAGTTTCCAAGTGGGAGACCAAAACGAGGGATCCTCGCTTCGGGATGCCATCTGTATACGATGTTATAATGTCGGATGGTGAGAACAGTTCTACTTCGGAGATACAAGTGCACCATAGTAGGGTGATTCATGTGACGGATGCAATGTTGGAATCAGAAGTAGTGGGGTCACCACGATTGGAAGCAGTATTTAATCGGCTAATGGATTTGGAGAAACTTGTAGGAGGTGACGCTGAAATGTTCTGGCGAGGAGCTCGTCCGGGATTCGGCGGTACCGTGGACAAGGATTTTCAAATGACGGCAGAAACAAAAAAAGGATTAACGGATCAATTTGATGAGTATGAGCACAATCTTCGGCGTTTTCTTATAACTGAAGGAGTAGATATAAAAGCATTAACACAAGAGATAGTAGATCCAAAAAACCATGTCGATGTGCAGATACAAATGATTAGTGCTGTGACGGGTATCCCTAAACGAATATTGACTGGTAGTGAGCGTGGTGAGTTGGCAAGTACTCAGGATAAGGAGGAATGGTTGTCGAAGATACAATCGCGACGTGAGGAATATGCCGAGCCGAAGATAGTGCGCCCGTTTATTGATCGTTGTATTGAATATGGTATTCTACCGGCTGCAGGTGCGGAAGGATATACTATCAAGTGGAAAGACTTGTTTGCCATTGCTGAAAAGGAACGTGTCGAGATTGGTAAGTCGCGTTCTGAAGCATTAGCTAAATATGCGGCAAGTCCGATGGCTGAAATGGTCGTTCCACCTGAAGCGTTCTTGAAATGGTTCCTTGGATTGGAAAAAGATGATATTGAATTGATCGAGGAAATGAGGGATGCTGCCATATTGGAAGAGGAACGAATGATTAGTGAAGCGGGAATTGAAGAAGAACCGACTGAAATCGAAGAAGAATAAATTATGGCATTAAAAGGAATTATGCCTGTATTAATGGAAGAAGCTGGGATTGTAATATCTTCAGAAATTCTTGAAATATGGAAGGATAACGTAAAATCAGTCGAATCGTTTATACGACTTGATGGAGATAATAAAGTAGTAATTACTGTAGAATACATTTTGTATATTGAGGATAGGGAAAAACTTAAAACAATAATTATAGGAAAAGAAGAATAATGCAAGGAGTGATTGACTATATTACAAGGATCGGAGGAAGTGAATGTGGGCTGACAGATCAAAACAGGATTAGCCGTACGTTTGAGATTGGAAAATTGACCAGTGCGGAAATAAAAGTACATGATGCTGTTGAGTTTGATTTGGATGGCTCGGCTGTGTCTAATATTACTCTTTTAAACAAGTTTCAAAAAGGGATTGTTTTTACTTGGGCATAAAATATTATTAATCAAATAATAAGGTGAAACAAATTATGAAAGCTAAAGAAAAAGATCATTTTAAACAATGGATAAAATATGAGGATGTCCTTGAGATTTTGACTGATAAATTGGGAATTGATATTAATGGAATTGATGAGGTTAGTTTTGAATTACGGGAAGATAGAATCGATGGAAAGTTTCTTGTAGTATCAGTTAAAAAGGCTAATGAAAAGAATTTAACATGGTGGCAAGTTAAATCTAATACAGATATTGTAGGATGGCAGCTTGTATATCTATCTACTGCAAGCGAAGAGCAGAAAAGAAAAATATCATCAGAAGTGAGATATATTAAATGATTGAAACAGGAACATATTCAATTACAGTTTGTAATAATTATGATCCAACCCGGACAACGGTACTGCGAAATGCCTTTGCACGGGAAATGCGTAAGCGATTCCGGGAATTGTGCCTGGTGATTCGTAAGGCTATTATTGAGGAGGATTGTTTTGGATTGCAACCTGGAGTTTATGAAATGACTCCACCTGGTAGAAAGGTATTTGCATTTCCACGTAGTGCGGACAAGGTTTCAGCTTTTATGGAGTGGTTGCAACGACAAATTGATACAGGAATATTGGAAGTTCGCGAACTGGCTCAGGTCGGAGTTGGAGTTGAAGGAGCATGGACAAATAAATACATATATGATTCGTACAAGCGTGGGGTTATCCGCGCGCGTTACGAATTGCAGAAAGCTGGGTTTGATGTACCTACTATTGCCCAGACCGGTGGGATTGAAATTTCGATGTCCACGCCGTTTCACCTGGATCGTGTGGGGTTATTATATACAAGGGTGTTTAGCGGTTTGCAAGGTATCACTGCAGCGATGGATACGCAGATTAGCCGGGTATTGGCTCAAGGGATTGCCGACGGAGATGGCCCACGGTTGCTGGCTCGTAAATTGATTAGTACAATCAATGGAACCGGGATGGGTGAGTTAGCTATTACAGATACATTAGGACGGTTTATACCGGCAAGTCGTCGGGCTGAAATGTTGGCTCGTACTGAAATTATCCGGGCTCACCATAATGCAACTATTCAGGAATACCGGAATTGGGCAGTTGAAGGAGTGGTAGTGAAAGCGGAATGGGCAAGTGCCGGGGATGATCGAGCTTGTAACCGGTGTTTGGATTTGGAAGGTAGTGTGTTTACTTTAGATGTGATTGAGAAGATGATACCATTACACCCGAATTGTCGATGTATTGCATTGCCATTTAAAGTAAAATAAGGAGGATAAATCATGCCATGGACAGTAGCAGATGTAGATAGACACAAGCGTGGATTGACCGATGCCCAGAAGCGTCAATGGGTGCGAATAGCCAATTCAGCTCTTGCGAGTTGTTTGCGTAGAGGAGGTTCACAGAGTTCTTGTGATGCTTCAGCCATACGACAAGCCAATGGAGTTGTAGGTCATAGTAAAAGTGATGTACAAAATAATGTTGAAAAATTAATTGCTTTGGTAAATACGGATCATGGGGAACCGATAGAGGATTGGGAATATTTAATTCATCATATTGAAGTAGTAAATGGAGTAGAGGAATTACATCATTGTTTTATGTTGGATCATCTTGGAAATAAATATGAAATTGATCATTTAATAGATAGTACAGGCAAACAACGGCATGTTATTTTAGGATTAATAGAAGATCAGGATGTATATTGGAGTGACCAAGAAGCAATTGAGGATGGGGAAACTATTCCTTGTCCTGCAAGACAATTAGAATAAAGATGGGTGGAATAAATAGATTTAATAAAGATGTTTTTCTAATGTTTCTCAAAGAGGATATTGAAGATGCTTTAAAAAGTATTTCTCAACCTGGAATTCTGTTGTCTGGTGGAGTAGATAGTTCATTATTAGCAGTTCTTGCTGCAGAATATAATCCTGATATTCCTTGTTTTGTTGTTGGTGATAATAAGATGAATCCAGATGTACAGGCAGCTAAACGATTAGCAGAAGAAAAAGAATTAAAATTATATTCTTATATACTTGATTTGGAACAAATAATTGCTGTTAAGCAGGAATTAAAAGAATGCATTAATTTGAATATATATGAAGGGGATGAATGTGTCTTTGCAGCTTTGAAATTTGCAGTTTCGAAGGGAGTTACTGGTATAGTTGCTACGGATGGGATTGATGAATTAATGGGAGGGTATTGGGGACATCGGGATAGGATACGATTTCCGGATTTGGAAGATGCATTTAATCATTTTGAAAGACAACTTGAAGAAAAACATTTAGAACCAATGCGTAGGAGTGCTGAATTTCATGGATTGGATCTTATTTTTATATATAGACGAAACAGGCTTATAGAACTTCTTTCAATGATCCCATTAGAAGATCGAATTAAAGGAAATGTAGGAAAAGCTGTTTGGAAAGAAATCGCTCAAATGGCAGGTGTCCCTTTATGGGTCATAGAAAGAGAAAAAAAAGGATTTGTTGATGCTTTTAATTAATTGAGATATGTCATATTTAGAGAAAGTGCTTTCTGGGATAAATAAAAGAAAAAATGGAAGTTCTTATATTATTAACGCCCAATTAAATAGTAATTACCGTATTCGTTCAGAAATACATCAGGGTAAAAAGCACATTGTTGTTCCGGTAATAATGATGGTTGAAGGAGTGCATAATGGAAGTGCAGGGCCATTATTACATTTAGCTGAGGATTTAGGACGATTCCCGGAAGCCTGGAATGGTATTCCGGTAACAGTTCAACATCCTGAAGAGGATGGACATAATGTTTCAGCAAACACCCCGGTTATAATTGACAGTGAAAGAGTTGGACGAATATACAATACTCATATGGATAGCGGAAAATTGAAAGCTGAAATATGGCTGGATGAGGAGCGTTTGCGAGAAGTGAGTGCCATTGCATTAGCAGCTATTCAGCAACAGCAAGCATTGGAAGTGAGTATCGGAGTATTTACTGAGGAAGAAACTGTTCCAGGAACCTGGAACAATATACAATACGAAGCAATAGCCAGAAATCACCGACCAGATCATCTTGCTCTTCTGCCCGGCGGACAAGGTGCGTGTTCGTGGAATGATGGCTGTGGAATTCGTGCTAATATTAAGAAAGGAGGTAAGAAGCCTATGGACAAACAAGAATTGATTCAAATGGCAAAAAGTTTGAGTAAGGAAGGATATTCCGTGGTGTCTTTGCTCAATGATAACGAGCAAGGACTTCGGGAATTGATCACCAATATTCAGACGAAACTTGATGGAATGGATGATAACATCAAAATACATTACCTACAGGAAGTGTATGATGATTATTTCATTTATGAAATCAGGCGAAGTGGTGGTGATGGTTCCACACTGTACAAACGGACTTATCAAGTTAATGCAGATGGATCCGTTGAGTTTACTGGGGAACCGTTTGAAGTTAGACGTAAAGTTGAATACGTCGTAATGCAAAGTTCTGGATTTATCAGGACTAAATTTAATAAATCTAAAGAGGAGGTTAAAACAATGAATGAAACGAAAGAAGAAACTCCTTGTTGTGAGGATTTGGTTAATGAACTTATCGCGAATGAGCGTACCAAACTTACGAAAGATGATAAGGAGTGGTTGATGACTATGGAAGAAACTCAATTACAAAAGTTTATTCCAAATGAGTCGAAAGCTGAAGCTCCACAGATTAACGTGGAACAGGTAAAACAGGCAGTCAGAGAATTATTTTCCAAACCGGAAGAATATATTGCCCTGATGCCTGAAGAAATGCAAGACCAACTGCGCGCAGGATTGAAACTCCATAAGGAGCAGCGTGAAAAGATGATTAAGGGTGTCCTCGATAATACGAAGGATATTTGGACTGAGGATAGTCTGAAAGTGATGAATGCAGATACCTTGCAAAAGGTATATGATTCAATTAAGACAGAGGTAGTTGATTATTCTGGATTTGGAGGGAATGGTGATGGTGAAAAGGGCCAGGAACCTTTGTATCTTGGTGGGACTGAAATTGAAAAAGAAAAAAAATAAAGAAAGGAGGAAAAACAAATGGGTTTTAACACAATTAAGTTAAAAAAATACTTGGATATTATTAATGAGTATACTGCGACTGCAGTTGCTATAACCCCAGGTATGTTAATCGAACTTACCAGTGCTAATCTTGTACAAGCTCATTCAAACGAAGGGCAGAACGTTCTTCCAATGTTTGCTCTTGAGGATGAATTGCAGGGTAAGGGTATTGATGACAACTACGCGGCAAGTGACAAGATACAATGCTGGGTTGCCGTCAGAGGCGAGGAAGTATATGCTATTCTGGAAGACGGGGAAACCATCGTTATAGGGGATTTCTTGGAATCTAATGGTGCTGGTCTTTTACAGAAACACTCAGCTGATGTAGCTGAAGGGGCATCATCCAATGAAGCTGTTGAAGATCTTACGATCTATACTAATCAAATTGTTGGTATAGCTCTTGAAGCTGTTGATTTATCTACTTCAAGTGGAGAAGCGTCCAGTGAAGGTCCTGGATTGGAATCCAGTGTCGATACACTTGGGTACAATCGTCGTATTAAAATAAGAATAAAATAAAGAAAGGAGGAAAAATAAAATGAAAAAGGTACAAGTTGATTTATTAGGACAAGGTGGACAAGCAAAAGGAATAGTTGCAAATCAATTATTTGATGGCAGCAAAATTAATGTTGGTAGTTTGCGTCCATTTATAGGCACTGATGGCAGAGCTTATACTACTATATTTAAGGGAGGTGATCCTAAAAATCCTTCTAATTATGTAACGAATGCTATCAATACCAATGCAACTCTCCGCAGGGATGAATGGAAACAGTTGGATGAGGCGCTTATAGGAGTTGCACGAGAGAGGCTTGGTGGAATTCAGGATTTGGTTGATAAGAATCTAACCTTAAATCTTGGCAACGCTATGGGTACTACAGTATTTGAATGGCATGATGTAAGTGATTCGCAGGAGGCCATAGTAACTATGGATGCTGTGACACGTGGTCAGGGTGACCGTCCGGATTTCCAGCACAATTATATGCCGTTGCCGATTATTCACGTTGATTATGAAATCAATGCGCGTGTATTGGCAGCAAGCCGTAATTTAGGGAATCCTTTGGATGTTACTGCCGCTGAAAGTGCTACCCGTAGGATACTTGAGAAACTGGAGGATATGTTGTTTACTAATACGACATACAGTTATGGTGCGACAGACAGTCGCGGTCGGAATACTATTTATAGTTACATTAACCACCCGGATCGTAATATAGTTGCGTTCCCACCGGCTACCGGTAACTGGGCTTCGGCAACCGCTACGGCAGCAGGGATAGTTAGTGATGTTTTTGATTTGGTACAGGCGAGTATCGATAATTTACATTATGGGCCGTGGATGCTATATATTCCTACAGCTTATCAGACGATTATAGAAGCTGATTATAATGCAGTAACTCCAGGGACTACAATCCGTGAGCGTATTATGAAGATTGATGGTATTTCAGGGATCAAAGTAATTGATCATTTGACGGCTGATAACGTTCTGCTGGTGCAGATGACCAGTAATGTTGTTCGTTTGATACGTGGTTTGGGGATTCAGGCAGTGCAATGGGACACGGAAGGTAAGTTTATTACCAAGTACAAGATACTTACTATTCAGGTCCCTCAGATTCGTTCTGATTACAATGGTAAGTGTGGAATTGTTCATTTATCATAGTCTAAGAAAAACACTAATCAAGTGATTTTTTTTAATTAATAAAAGAAATTTATTATGGAACGTACTACAACAGCTAATATAGCAAACCCATCGAGAAGATGGAAGAAAATTGGAGGGGGTTCCTTTCGATTGGGGAATCGTAGGATCAAACCAGGTCAGAAATTTTCAGCAACCCTTGCTGAAATACCAGAACAATTCCGAGATGTATGTGTTCTTTTGGATGGTTCTCCTGCGAAGAATGTCCCTATTCCTGTAATAACAGCGGTGGAAACTGAATACAAGACAAAACCACGTGGAAAAGGAGGATGGTATGATGTGGTGGATTCAAAGGGAAAAGTTATTAATGAGAAAGCTCTTAAAAAAGAGATAGCTGAGAAACTGGTCGAAGATTTGGCAAAATGATATGGGAAGTGCCTCTTATGTGGGAAGAAGGAGAGGTGTGGATAATTGGAGGAGGCCCGTCTTTGCCAAGACAGTTTGATGTCCCGGATGCTGTAATTCAAAAGGTAATATCTGGGAGTTTGCCACTAAGCGCATATTCTCCTTATTTTGCAGCAATCCACAATAAGCACATTATTGGGGTCAATGTAGCTTACTTGATCGGGGATTGGATTGATATGGTTTTCTTCGGGGATAAAGGATGGTGGCTGGCGAATAGAGAGCAATTAGCTAAATTTCCCGGTCTGAAAGTTTCATGTCATCCTAAGTTTAATTCAAACGAGTTTGCTACCGAACGAATCAAATATCTGGCAAGGGATAAGCAGCATTCAAGAGGGATTAGTTCGAGTTTGAGTACAGTTAGTTGGAATTCAAACAGTGGAGCGGCTGCTATTAGTATAGCTGCCAACGCAGGGGCAAAACGGATTATATTGCTTGGTTTTGATATGAAACTGGGTATGAATAACAAACAACACTGGCACGGTTTGTATGGGAGTGCTAAAAGAAAGGAAATTAATGCGAGGAAGCTACCATTTCATCGACATTTGCGTGGGTTTCCTGAAATTGCTAAAGATGCAAAGCGTCGGGGGATTGAAATAGTGAATGCATGTCCAGATAGTATGATTGAATGTTTTAGAAGAGTATCAGTAAAAGAATTATTGGTATGAAGAAAACAAGTAAAATCTATGTAGCAGGACATACTGGATTAGTTGGTTCTGCAATCGTTAGAACTTTACAAAGTAAGGGATATGATAATATTATTACATATCCTCATAATGGTAATGATTTGACTGTGCAATCTGCAGTCGAAAGAATATTCAGTGTAAATCGCCCTGAATACGTTTTTTTAGCAGCCGCAAAAGTTGGTGGGATTAATGCTAATATGATTTATCCAGGGGAATTTATTCGGGATAATTTATTGATTCAAACAAATGTCATGGAAATTGCCAGATTGTTTGAGGTTAGAAAATTATTGTTTTTGGGATCTTCATGCATTTATCCAAAGTTTGCCAGGCAGCCTATTAAAGAAGAATATTTAATGACCGGATTACTTGAATTGTCTAATATAGGCTATGCAATGGCAAAAATTGCAGGCGTTACGATGTGTAATGTTTATAGAAAGCAATGGGGATGTAATTTTATATCGGTGATGCCTTGTAATCTTTACGGCGAGAATGATAATTTTAGCCTTGAGGATTCCCATGTATTACCAGCAATGATTAGAAAATTCCATGAAGCTAAAATTAACGGTATAGATAATGTTACGTTATGGGGTACTGGTACTGTAAAAAGGGAATTTCTGTATATTGATGATCTTGCAGAAGCCCTTGTTTTCCTGATGAATAATTATAACGGTGCAAGTCACATCAATGTTGGTGCTGGAGAAGATGTATCTATCAAAAATTTAGCGGAAATTATTAAAAAGATTGTTGGATATACAGGAGAAATTAATTGGGATACAAGTATGCCGGATGGTACACCAAGGAAATTGCTTGATGTATCTAAAATTGGTGATTTAGGTTGGCGTAATAGGGCTTCTTTTGAAAATAGGATAGAAAAAACATATAGTTGGTTTAAAAAGAATTACGAAACTATAAGAAAATGAATACCAAACGTTGGATAGGAGTTGGCGGGGTGGTTTTAGGTGATGAAGAAAGATTATTATTTAATCAGGTGATTGATAGTAATAGATTATCGTATGGAGATTTGACAAGGGAATTTGAAAAGATATTTGCTGAAGAACATGATCCGAAATACGCTGTTTTTTGTAACAGCGGGACTTCGGCTTTGCATATTGCGTTGGCTGCGCTGAAGGAAAAATATCAATGGAAAGATTACGATGAAGTTATTGTGCCGGCTACAACTTTTGTTGCTACATCTAACGTTGTAATACACAACAATCTAACGCCAATATTTGTTGATGTAGACAAAAGGACATATAATATTGATACGGAGTTAATTGAAGACAAGATAACAAGGCGAACGAAAGCTATTATCCCGGTGCATTTGTTCGGTTTACCGGCAGATATGGATCCAATTCTTGATATTGCAGAAAGATATGATTTGAAGATAATCGAAGATTCTTGTGAATGTATGTTTGCTCAATATAAAGGCAAAAAGGTGGGTTCCTTTGGTGAGATTGGGTGCTTCTCTACATATATTGCACATTTTTTAGTTACAGGGGTTGGCGGATTTTGTATTTCCAGTGATCCTGAAATAACAACAATACTCAGGAGCTTAATGAATCATGGACGAAATTCAGCATATCTATCTATTGATGATGATAAAGGTGTCTCTGAAGAAAAATTTATGGAAATAATTGCAAAGCGATTTAGTTTTGACCGTATTGGTTTCAACTTTAAGATAACTGAGCTGGAGGCAGCAATTGGTTTAGTTCAATTTAAGAAAAGAGATGAAATGATAAAACGGCGTAAGGAAATTGCACGCAGATTTATACGAGAACTTGGTGAATTATATATGTATATGCAATTGCCTTTTATTCCGAGGGATAGGGATCACAATTTTATGCTGTTTCCAATTGTATTGAAAGATGAGCGTAAAAAGAATTTGGTAATGTTTCTTGAAAAGAATGGAATTGAAACTCGTGATATGTTACCGTTTCTTACACAACCGATATACAAGAGAATGTTTGATTTGGATATTAAAGATTTTCCGGTTTCACGATGGGTTGGTGAATCTGGATTCTATATAGGATGTCATCAGTATATTACAGATGAAGAAGTATCATATATTATTAGGAAATTTTATGAATTCTATGAATAAAAAGGTGTTAATTACAGGAATTACTGGGCAGGACGGTTCATACCTTGCTGAACTCTTATTAGGAAAGGAATATACGGTTCATGGCATTGTCCGGCGTAGTTCTTCATTAAACTCACAAAGGATAGATCATATATTTGATAAGTTACATTTACACTATGGTGATATTACTGATTCTTTATCAATAGATGATATAATACATAAAGTGCAGCCGGATGAGGTTTACCATTTGGCAGCACAGTCTCACGTTAGGGTTTCGTTTGACGTACCTAAATATACAGGGGAAGTGGATGGATTAGGCGTTTTATATATGCTGGAAGCGATAAGAAAGCATTGTCCAGTAACTAAGTTTTATAATGCATCGACTTCGGAACTTTTCGGCAATGTACAGGAAATTCCGCAGACAGAAATGACACCTTTTTATCCGAGAAGCCCTTATGGGGTTGCGAAATTGTATGCGTATTGGATTGTGAAGAATTATAGAGAAGCATATAATATGTTTGCTGTAAATGGAATCCTTTTCAACCATGAAAGTGAACGCCGGGGAGATACGTTTGTCACTAAAAAGATAGTCAATGGATTGATTAATTATATTGAAACAGGTAATTGTTTTTCTTTAGGTGATATGGATGCAAAACGTGATTGGGGGTATGCCCCCGAATATGTAGAGGGAATATGGCGGATGCTTCAGCAAGACAAGCCGGAGGATTTTGTGTTAGCAACGGGAGAAGCACATTCGGTAAAGGATTTTATAAATGAGTGTTTAAAGTATTTTCCAAATAAATTTGAATGGAAAAATGGTGAATTGTGGGATAGGAGTAAATTAGTTATCAAAGTGGATGAGAGATATTATCGCCCGACAAGTGTTGATTTATTGATGGGGGATTCTACCAAAGCACGGGTGAGATTGGGGTGGGAGCCAAAAGTAAAATTCAAAAGACTTGTAAAAATAATGATGGAAGACGTACTATGAATGTAATACGCATTGCTGGTGGGATAGGAAATCAAATGTTTCAATATGCGTTTGGGAGGGCTCAGGAAATTGCAGGTCGGGATGTAGGATTTACACCCCCATGGCAAGGATGGAAATTTCCACATCCTCGACAGTATAGATTGAATATATTTCGTACAAAAATGAAATATAGTAAATTTTTATCACAAACAAAAATTACAGAACGGACTTATCAAATAAAACATAAAGTAAAATATGACTTAAAATTATTAGAAAGAAAGAATTGTAATTTTGAAGGATACTGGCAATATTTGCCTTATTATAAAAATATTCTATCACAATTAAAAAGTGAATTATGCGTTAAAGAAGAATTTTATACTAAGGAATTTTTGAACTTACGAAAGAAGATTACCAGTAACAACTCTGTGTCAGTTCATATAAGGAGGACAGATTTTGTAGGGGCTAAAGCATATTATGCTTTTCCGTTTGGTTATTATTATAAGGCAATACAGATGGCGGAAGGACATCTGTATATATTTAGTGATGATATGGAATGGTGTAAGGAGGTATTTAAGAGAGATTATTTTTTGCGTAAAATTACGTTCGTTCATTTGCGGGATTATTTGGATTTTGAATTAATGAGATTATGTAAACATAATATTAGTGCAAATAGTACATTCAGTTATTGGGCATCGCTTTTAAATGACAACCCAGATAAAATAGTAATAGTTTCAGGCAGATGGTTGGCAGATATTCACATAGATAACGAAGAAGTGCATTTTCCTAAAGAATGGATTAAATTATGATTATTTCATTGGATAAAATAGTAACTGATTATTCACTTGATATTCGAGGGGTTATCCATATTGGAGCACATTACGGACAAGAGTACTCGGATTATGCAAAACATAATATTAAGAATATGCTTCTTTTCGAGCCGGTTGCTTCCAGTTATAAGAAATTATTGGAAACATTGCCTAAAGGGGATGGTATCAAAACGTTTAATTTGGCATTGGGTAATGAGGTGGGAACGAAGAAGATATATATTGAAACAGCTAACCAAGGGAAGAGTTGTTCGTTGCTTGCTCCAGGAACGCATTTGGAAATGTATCCGAATATAAAATTTGGTAAACGTGAAACAGTAAAGATTGATAAATTGGATAACATTGATTTTGATCGTGGTTTGTATAACATGATTAACATTGATGTACAAGGATATGAACTGGAAGTATTTAAGGGGAGTAAATCTACACTGGAGTTTATAGATATTGTTTATACTGAAATTAATTTGGAGGATGTTTACAAGGGGTGTTGTCACGTGGAGGATCTTGATGAGTTTTTGAAAGAATTTGGTTTTGTGAGGATATTGACAGATGTCCATAATGGTTCATGGGGTGATGCTTTATATTTGAAATATGTATGATTTCATTAGCAATAACGAATTTTAATCGTAGCGATTCTGTAATAGAGTCATTTATTCAAGCCCTGAATAATGACTTTATAAGCGAAATTGTAATAGTGGACGATCATTCGAAGGGTATTTTATATATTAATCTATGGAATCTTATTAATAAATTAGACAATGACAAGATTAAATTATATAGAAACGATACAAATCTTAGACCGTTTAAAAACAAATATGAAGCGGTTAGAAGATGCAATAATGACTGGGTTATTCTGGTGGATTCCGATAATATAATTGATAATAGTTACATCAAGATAGTGAAGCGTTTGGATAAGGAAGATGACATAATATATAATCCGGAGACCCTATACAGGGCAAATAAAAAGAGTGTAGGTTGGTGTTACAAGGATTTTAACAAGTTAATTATAGACAAAAATAATGTAAAAAAGTATATGGATTTACCTTATTTTGAGGCATTTTTGAATACTGGGAATTATTTTGTTAATAGGGATAAATATTTACAAATAATTAAAGAAACACAGGAAGATACAAAGTTAAGTGTTAATGATGCTATCTATTTTTCTTATTTATGGTTGTTAAATGGGAACAGGATAAAAGTGGTTCCTGATCTATATTATATTCACCGGGCAACTAAAGATAGTTGGTGGGTAGTTAACAATAGGAAATGTATTTTGTCTGCTTCTGAAATTACTAAGAAGATTAAAGAATGGTAAGAATGAAAACAGAAAAGACTCCGAGTGTATTTCAGATACTTACGAATCATGAATATCCACCTCATAATAAGATGATTTTTGAGGAGTATTTTTTGAATTACTTTGTTAAGAATAATATTAGTGTTGAGCGTGTATATTTGCCTGTTTTATGGACTAATTTTTACATTGGCAGGAACTATGGGAATTCGGGTATGGAGGATTTGCAGGCGTATTTGAATAACTTGGATAGAAGCAAAAAATATTTTACTGTCGTGCAATATGATGATGGTATATTACAAAATATAAATGGTTTGGATATATTTATATTTGGTTCTGGGGGAGGCGGTCACAAAGTAGTGCCTGATAAGAATTTAGGATATTCGATTCCTTTGATATGCATGCCTTATCCAAATATAAATAATGATAGGAAAAGGGATATCCTATGTAGTTTTGTAGGAGCTATTAACAGGAACATAAGAGAAAAGATTAGGGATTTATACAGTAATGATTTCTTTATAAGAGAAAATTGGAATTATAATGCATTTTCAATTGTGATGGAAAGAAGTATATTCTCTTTGTGTCCCAGAGGGTACGGGGCCACTTCATTTAGGATATGTGAAGCATTGCAACGTGGTTCGATCCCGGTTTACATATATGATGAACCTTGGATTCCTTGGACAGATAAATTTGACTTTAATAAAATAGGAATATTGGTACATGAAAACAATATAGAAGATATCAAAACTATTATAACAAATAAAACTGAAGATGAAATATCCCAGTACAGAATAAACGGGCGAAGGATATATGAGGAATATTTTTCTTTTGAAGGATGCACCAAACAAATAATTAAAAAACTATGTCAAAATATTTAATGTGTGTTGCATCGTATAGTAATCAGAAATTACAGGATCACTTTGAAACGCTGCATTCGCCGCGGAATCAGGAATATTGCGATTATCATGGGATTAAATATATCCCTATAACAGATTTTAGTACTATCCCTGAATATTGTCGGCAGAGACACATATATTGGTATAGGCATTTTTTGATAAAGCATTGGATTAATGAAGGATTTTTTAAGGATGGTGATATAGTTTCTCATATAGACGCTGATGTGTGTATTGTTAATGGTAGTTGGCCATTTGAACCACCGCCGGGGAAGAGCTTTACGTATGCTATGGATTCATGTAATACACATTGTATGGGAGCGTTTTCTTATAGAATTACGGATTGGACTAAGCAAATGCTGACTAATCTGTTAGACGAGGCCAGATATCAAAAGTTCAAGGATTTACCTTTTTGGCAGATATTTCAGGATCAGGCTTGTTGGTATTCATTGGCGGGGGTTAAGAATACTTTTGCCGATATAAATCAGCCGGCATGGGATCCTAAAAAGCATTTAGGATGGAATTCTACTACAGAATCCGATCCTGTTTATTCGTTAGAGGAATTGTATGAGAATGTACATATATTACCGGTTGAATGGAATGTTACAAGTTGGAATGGAAGTAGCCCATATTATAGATTTCCGACGAAAACGAGAAATCGAAGGGATGTTATATTTAGGCATTTTGGAGGAGCTACTTGGGAGCGTAGTTGGGCAAAAATTCCACTTATTTTTAATAAAACATAACGCATGAATGAGTTGATTCGTTTGCATGAAGAGAATAATCATACTACTGATAAGTGGGGGGTAACGGAAATTACTCATACATATTTGGCGGTCTATGGTGAAATATTTGCCAGGCTGAAAGATAAGAATAATAAGATATTGGAGATAGGAATTAGTGTTGGCGACTCCTTGAATTTATGGGCTGAATATTTTACAAAATCCATTATTTATGGACTTGATCATGATCTGCCTCAAGTAAAGGGTGTAACGCTTCATGATAACATACGAGTAATTGGCGTACGGGACGCCTATCTTTCAGAGACTGTAAATCTGTTGCGTGATATAGGTAAGTTTAGTGTTATAATAGATGATGGATCTCATTGGTTGTACCATCAAAAATATGTGATTGATAATTATTGTGATCTACTGACGGACGATGGTATATTAGTAATTGAGGATGTATCCTGCAATGTAGATGCAGAAACCGGAGTAAGATATATAGATATGTTAGTGAATTGGTTCCCAGATAATTTGAAGAAATATGTTTACTTGGAAGATAGAAGGAAGGTTAATAATAATATGGCTGATTCTTTGGTGATTTGTGATAAATATGAAAAAAGCAGGAATAATATGTAATATGGCGTGGGATAGGTGCTTTAATTTGAAGCAATATTACTATGCCATAAAATTCCTTTACAAAGGAGTTAAACTCGTTACCGTTTGTGAAGATTTGGATGGCTTAGATATTCTATTTGTTGGGGATGATCACCATTATGCTCACAAAGAAATTCTTACTCAACCGGGATTCGTTGACAGATGCAATGCAAACGGGATTGAAGTTGTTGTGCTTACAGCGGAAAGAATATTTGATTCCTTTTTTCCGTGGAATGTGGATAATTTTAAATTTGTAAAGAGATTTGATAAGCTACATCATTACACTATGGATGCGGACGATTGTGAATTGTTGGGGACTAAACTTCATAGACCACTTTTTTCTAAGCATTTTAAGGATTTCATAAAGGTGGACATAGATGATAAACTGGATAGGATTGTTTTTATTGGGAATACTGAAGCTGAATGTTATAAAGAAAGAAATGCTGTCCTTGATGAGATGGGTAAGGTCATAACATTCGATGTAATTCTGCCTACAATAGATTTGTGGGAGGATTATATGGAAACGTTGGCTAAATACAGATTTGTGTTCTATCCAATAGGGAACGGTAATTTTCTTGCTTTTCGTTTCTATGAGATTTTATTTGCTAAGGCAATCCCTATTTGCCAAGTGAGAAAAAATACTTTGAAGTATTATGATATAGAAGCCAAATTTGATGATTGTATTTTCTTTCAGGAGGTTAGTGAATTACCTGAGAAGATACAGAATTGCACTTTGAAACATAGTTATAATGAATTGTGGTCTGAGGATTACCTTGGAAAAATACTAAAGGAGGATAATTTATTGTGAAAACAGCTTTGGTTTGTGGTGCTGGTGGATTTTTTGGAAATCATCTTGTAAAGAGATTGAAACAAGAAAACTATTTCGTTATCGGAGTGGATTTGAAATATCCTGAATTTTGTAAAACACAGGCTGATTACTTTTTGAGAGGGGATTTGAGAAAGCAGGCTATTATGGATTATATTTTTATTAAAAAAATAGATGAAGTCTACCAACTTGCTGCAGATTTGGGTGGTGCTGGTTATATTTTTACGGGTAAACATGACGCTAATATAATGAGTAATTCAGCTCTTATTAATATTAACACAGCAAAGAAAATGGCGCAAACAGAAGTAAAGAAATTGTTTTTTCCAAGTTCCACTTGCGTATATCCAGCAAATAATATAACAGTTCCTAATAAATACGGGGAAGAGAATGTATATCCGGCACAACCGGACAATGAATATGGTTGGGAGAAATTGTTCAGTGAAAGATTGTATTTGGCATATAAACGCAATTATGGGCTGGATGTAAGGATTATGAGGATTCATGGTATTTTCGGAACTGAGTGTGCATGGAACAATGGAAAGGAATATGCTCCTGCGGCTATGTGTAGAAGAGTGTCACAAGCAAAAGACGGTGATCTTATTGATATATGGGGTGACGGGAAGCAGACTCGTTCATATCTGTATATAGATGAATGTATTAATGGTGTTCGTCTATTGATGAGCGATGATCAATCCTTCGAACCACTTAATATGGGTGCGGAAGAAATAGTTTCGATTAATCAATTAGCGGAAATAATCATCGAGATATCAGGAAAAAAATTAAAGTTAAATCACGTAGAAGGGCCTTTGGGGGTGCGGGGAACAAATTCTGATAATAGATTGCTTTATAAAAGGTTGAATTGGAAACCAAACTATTCTTTACGAAAAGGTCTGGAGCAAACATATTCTTGGATTAATAATCAAGTACATGATAACGATAAAGGAAAATAAGGTTTTG